AGGGTTTTTTCTTTGGGGAGTATGAATATAACGAGTGGTATTTTACGGGCTTAGAGGAAACAAAAAAAGAGCTGGCGGAGTTGTTGGAGAAGGATAGGGCAGAATATGGATATTGTTATCATTCAAGTTGGTAAAGGAGTAAGGCAATGTTGGATATGGCTGAAAAAGAGATTATTGTTGAGTCGAGAAAAGTGAGAGATTTGATGTTATGCAGGTACAGCCGTAAGAACGCTGAGAAGATGGCTGTTGCAATCGCTGGGATGTTCGACAGGCCAGTGGTCGAAGAGTCTGTGGTTGAGAAGGTGGCAGCGGAGGAAGAGCCTGTTGTTTCTGGTGCTGTGAGGTGTAAGGTGGTCAATTTCTCTGAAATTTGTAAGGATAAGAACCTGACGCTTTCAGCGGAGCAGGTGGTCGGAGATTCACAGGACGTTTAAAATAAAAAAGTACAGGTGTCACCATACAGTGACATCTACAAAGTGACATCTGGTTTTGGTAACTCATTATTCTATAACAACTTAAGGGCTTAAAAAAACTTTAAAAAAACTTATTTTATCCTTGACCTTCTGGTGTATGTAACATATACTACATATAGTAAAGAACAAGTTAAGAATTGAAAGGGTAAGATAATGAAAAAAATGAACCATTTAGAGTATCCAAAAAAACTCAAGAAGCTGTGTGATTTAGCTTTAAGGTTTATTATAGCGGATTGCCAAGAGGCTATCAAGGCTATGCCTGACAATGAAAATTGTAGTTTTTATGCAGACGAGATTTGCTACTGCACGACTGAACTTTTTGACAGAAAAATGAAAGGGGTGAAGTGATGAAAAAAGGAACGAGAGTCAGAGTGAAAAAAACTACAGATACAGGGGTGATTGCAGAGATGCCTGATTTTGGAGGCTTTATAGCTACTTTAAATAAGTCGTATGTTGTATGGGATAAGCCGAGAGGGAAGAATATGGTGGTTAGCGGGACTGTTAATACGTCTGACTTGGAAGCGGTAAAATAAATTGAAACGTTTACTTTTGAAAGGGTAAAAAAATGGACAATTATATAAAACCAGAAATGACAGACAGGTTGAGGAGTATTCAGCAGATTGCAGTTAAGACTATAGAAAATGCGTTGGCTAATTCGAGGTCTAAGCCTGATGAAATTGAGAAGGCACGGAACGAAAGCCCTCTTGGCAGTCAGAAATCTTATGATGAAGCTGTAAGGCTGTTTAAGTGGGGTAAGGATATAGGATTCCTTAAGCCCTGTGAGCATGAGTTTTTGCGGGTTAAATTTTTGGGTGGTTATAGTAAGCTTAAAATGCTTGATTTAGCCAGTAAGGCGTTTTTTGGGTATATGCTGGAAATTGTTTTGACTCATTACGAGTTAGAGCACAGTAATAAAAGTGCTATCGAGGGAATTAGTGCATTGATAGCTAAGGCCATTGCGAAAGACATCATTGGTAATAATTGACAGTGACAGGGAAAAAAAGGAAGAAGAGGATGGTGATGGAAACTGAGACGCTGAGCGAAAGTGATTTGAGGCAGTTTATTGGCACTGAAAACTATTACCGTCACTGGACAAAAAAGCTGGTGTACACGGACGGCGTAAAGTTTATGGCTGAGAAGGGTGGTGCGTACTGGCTGATTGATGTGGATGAGAATAAGAGGGCGGTTGTGACAATGCGGGAAGATGAGGGTAAGCCTTTACTGGTGAAACAGGCCATTGGTTCTACTGACTTTCCGTTGAAAAAGATTGAGTTGTGGCTTATTGACGGCGTGTTGATATTGCCGAGTGAATACTGAAAGGATGGTTGTTATGAGGAAGTATAATATACTTTTTACAGGTTTTGCATTTTGGTTTGTTGAGAATATGTGGTTCGGCTGGAACAGTGTGCCTTGTTGCCCCGCCGAACTTTACTGTGATAAGATTGCGGGTATTTTGGTTCTGTGGGGCTCTGTTAAGGTGATAGCTGCTACTGAAGCTGAGAAGGCTGCTATTGAAGCTGTTTCAATTGCTGTTAATTTTATAAAAACTATTCATAGCAAAGAAGGGAAGGAAGAAAATGAACTTCAAATGTAATTTTTGTGAGCACGTTACTGGTAGTGACGCTGGGATGGTTAATCACTTGAGAAGGAAACACGGCGTTGAAAAGGATTTTGCTGGTAACTGCCAAAAGACTGATGTTGAGCCTACGAACAAGTACAAGAGGCGTAGTGTCAGCGGCAAGGTTAATAAGGCTAAGAAAGCGTTGAGGCCAGAGGTTACTTATGTTGATGTCCCGATTGTGCTGGGGAAGGTGAAGTTGGGGCAGGGTTAGTAACGGAAAGGAAGTTTGTTATGGCTAAGAGAAATATGAAAGTTGGTTTATTGAAAGGCAGAGTGAATTGGAATGATGATGTTAATTTGGTTTGTACGTATCTTGCAGAGAAGGGACTGCACGGAAGGGTCATTGCTACGGCTGCGGGGCTGAGCGTGAATCAGGTATATTACAGGTGTCGCCAGATTGGGTTGCACTTGAGGGATTACAGGGACGGGAACACAGAGGCAGGACGGATGCTGATAAGGAAATATAGCATAAAAACCATAGAAGGAGCTGCTCGTAAAGAAGTACATAAAAAGGCTATAACGCCGAAGGAGTAAGAAGATGTCGGACACGAAGAGGATGATTCAGCATAACATACCATTTTCGGAGAAGGAGTCTGAGGTTGTGGTTCAGGCTTACAATGAGTGCTCGAAGGAGAAGCTGTTTGGTGCTTTTCAGCGGAAAATCATCTTAAGGTATTGCAGGAGTTTACTGAAAAGGAAGGCGGAAAATGGAAAACGGAAAGGTGAATGATAATGTCTACGAAATTATGGATTAAAAATGCGTTGTATGTTGTTGATGAGGAAGTGCAGGAGGCATACGATGATGCTTTGGTTGAGATTGATACTTTTAAGGCTGAGTTGGAAATGATTGACGACCACCTGTTTCAGTATGTGGATACGCAGACGACGAGAGATTTTATAAAAACGAAAACGCCCTCAGCGAAAAGGTTGCTCAGGCTTTGTGACTTGATAGATGCTGCACGGGCAGGCAAAAAAAAGGGAGGTGACTGATGCCTGTAGGAATTATAGTTTTTGATGAGTCAGAGATTAAGGATATGTTGAGAGCGAAGGCTTCTCAAGTGACGGGCATAAACGAAAAAGACCTTGTTGTTACTTGCGTCTGTTATGGTAAGGGTGAATTTTATACTTACGTTATGCACCGTGACGGGAAAACGGATTTAGATTTGGTAGGAGGTGGATAGTGGCGTATTTTGCAAATGGTTCAGAGGGTATGGTATTTGATGATGAGTGTGCTGATTGTGTTTTTGGTGATGAGCCGTGCCCTATCGCCTTGACGCAATCAATTTATAATTATGAGGCTGTGAATAACAAGCTTGCGTCAGGGATACTCAACTCGCTCGTAGAGCAGGATGATGAGGGTAGGTATATCGGGTGTAGAATGAAAAAACTTATTGATAGGGTGCTTGAGAAGGAGTGAAAAAAATGGATAGTGTTCTGTGGATTAGTTTGGGTTGCTTGTTTCTTGCGATAGTGGTGAAGCCGATTCGCAAAGCTGTTGGGTTGCTGCTTATAATTGTCGGAATCTTCGAGTGCCTGACTGTGATAGGCCTTTTGATAGGTGTGGTTTCAATATTCATTGGTGGAATATTCCTATTTTCGTAAAAAAATTTAAAATATTCCCATTTTATACTTGACAACTTCGTATATGCAATATATACTACATATGTAATTTAATTAAACCAAGTTTACTTTTTGAAAGGGTAAAGCGATGGGAACAAGAGCACTGGTAGTAATTAAGGACGGTAATGGGGCGGAAATTGTTAACCTTCAGCACGATAGCTATCCAAACGGTCTTGGTGTTGTTTTAAAGGGTATGCTGGGAGGCAAAAAGCTTGTGAATGGTTATCAGTACGGAATGTCAACGGCGACCAATTTTAACGGCATAAACTGTATGGCAGCGTATGTGGTGAAAGATCTTAAGGTTGACATTGGTAACGTTTATCTGTATCCACCAAACACAAGAGGCAGTGAGGAGTTTACTTACACGCTGTACCCGAAGAATGGTGAAAGCCGATTGATTATCCTTTCAAGAAGACCTTTGGCGGTGGTATAGATTGCGAAAGCATAAAACCGCCAACATTTTGAAAGGAATTGTTATGTTTGAGTGGATTATTTATCAGTTGACGTGGTTAAGACTGTTAGTTTGCTGTGTGATAAGCATAGCAATTTTAAGTGTCTTAGCGGCTTTGTGTTTTCTTACAAAGTTAGTGCTTTGGAAGGCTGCTGGGAAAGTTACCTGTTATCTTGTTATCGCAGGTGATAAGGTTGCAGGTTGGGCGAAAAGCGAAATGAATTATCTTGTAAGAAATTATTTAGACGGAAAGTAGGTAAAAAAATGGACGAGAATGAAAAAGTTGAGAAGGTTGAAGCTGAGGTTGTGGAGCACCCGTTGGGTGATATGAGTATGATTAGTGTCAGCGACGACCCTGAGCGTAGGCTTGCTGTGATGAATAAGATGGCAGAGCTTGCACCGATGTTCAAAAAGGCGAGGGATGCGATTGTTGTAGCTATGACATATCCTGAAGACTGGGAGCAGTTTGGTGAAGGTGACAAGGCTAAGATGTGTCTTGGCAGTGCTGGTGCTGAGAGGATAGGCACGATGTTTAATTGGCAAAACAAAAACGTTACATTTAGTAAGGAAGAGTTTGTGATTGAGGGAAAGCCTTATTACAGGTATGTCTACGAAGGGCTTGCGGTGCAGGGCGAGAAGGAAATATTTACTATAGGAATGTATTCGACGAGAGATAAGTTTCTTGGTTTTGCAAATGGTGAGTGGGTTGATACTGGTGATGTTAACGAAAACAGTATCCGAATTGCTGCCTATCATATATTCACTGGAAACTGCGTGAAGGCATTGCAGGGCATAAGGAATATGCCGAAGAGGGAGTGGGAGGAGATTATGGGCAAGACAGGTGGTGATGCTGATAAGGCTGGCGGTCATACTTACGGTGGCGGTACGAAAGGCGGTACTTCTGGTGGTGATGTTGAGTTACAGCAAAGGCTCAAAGAGGCGTGTTTGGTGGTTATTAATTGTGGTATGTATGCTGAGAGGGATGGCAAGGAGTTTAAGCTTAAGTTGCTTGAGAGAGAGCCGAAGAATCCTGCTGATACTTTAATTTTCGCTGATGATTTAAGTATTACTTTGAGTAGCTTTGTAGGCAATAAAGGTGAGGTCACTGGTAAAAAGCCTGAGCATTTGAAGGGTAAGTGGCTTGCAAATACTTTGAAAACCGCCGAGAGACTGGCAAAGGAAGCTGAGAAAGCTGCTGAGGAGCAATTCTAAATGGAGCAGCCAGTAAAAAAAAGACATTTAAAATTATTAGAAAAACGAAAAGAATTTCTAACTAACCGTATAGAAAATAGCGTAAAGGATTTATCGTTTGATAAAGCAGAGCGTGCTGCTCTTTATTATGTTATTCGTTTAATCCAAAAAGATATAGAGAAAGCGGAATTTTAATGGAACATCCAAAAATTGATTATTCACGTGGTATGGATATGTTTACCGCTGACAGTAAGAGTGGTTTTAACCACGCAACGAATCACCCGTCTATGTTGGGCGACGTTTGTTTGAGGAGGCTTTACTATTTCAGGAAGGACTTTGATAAGGTTAAGCCTGTTGGTGATTACCTTGCTGGTATCTTCAAGACGGGGCATTTGCTTGAGCCTGTAATAAAACACCTTACTCACTACGTTGGGCTGAATAGCGACCCACAGTGGAAGATAGAGGAGGCTGGGGTGGCGACCAATGACGCATTGCTCCAGGAGCATAATATTGGCGGTACAAAGGACGGGTTTCTGAAAATCTATAGTGACGAGAGTGGCTGGAAAAGGGCTGCTGTTGTTGATATTAAAACGATGAGTGACAACGTTTACAGGGCGGTTGATACGGTTGAGGATTTACAGAAGTTTGCGTGGACAAAAAAGTATATTGCTCAGTGCAATTTGTATGCGTTGGCTGACAATATGGATTGGGCGGTTTTACTGTGTGTCAATAAACAGAACTTGTGCCAGATGAAGTTTATCTGGATTCCGCTTGATATGGAGCTGTGTGATTCTTTGTTAACCAAAGCTGTTGAGGTTAACGAAGCTGTGGAAAATAATGAACCACCAGAAAGAGTTAATGAGCCAGAGGAATGTGAAGGGTGTGCTTTTAAGAGTATTTGCTGCCCTGAATATACTGCATCTGGTGGCGTTGAGATGGTGCAGAATCAGGAGTTACTTGATGTTCTGGATGAGTTGCAGTTTTTGTCTGAGGATAAGTCGAGGATTGCCAAGCTCGAGAAGAGGCGTGATGCTCTGCTTGAGAAGGGTAAGGATATTGTTGTTGGTAATTATGTTGTGACGTGGAAGCTTGGTGTTACGAATTACAAGGCTAAAGAGGCGTATCAAGCTGAGTCGTGGCGGAAGAAAATCATTTTTACTGGAGGCAAGACCGATGTCGATAAGTAAAAAACAGGAACAGATATTTAAAAACGCTTGCTTGGGTGCGTTGTTTGCTTTTGATGAAGGGTTGATGAGTAAGTCGCCTGACTATATTTTTGAAAAAGCTACCCGACTTTGTGATTGTCGAGTGGCGTGGCACACGCTACATCCCACATTGCAGAGCTATGTCAGAGCGTGGGCTAAAAAGTGGAATTTCCCGATAGATGAATTATTGGAAACTTTTAATAAGTGAAGGAGAACGAAATGCAGGAGATGAAAGTAAGGTTAACGTTAACAAATGAGGCACTTGGTACTTTGTCAGGCAATCCAAAAATTGCTGAAGAGTATATAGCCTCAAAACATCCAGACGGTTTGCAGCCTGATGAGCTTGCTCAACTTGTAAAACTTGAGGAGCTTCAAGAGAAGCAAAGTACGGTCTTCCCGAAAGATGATACGGGTTGTCCTTTTGTATGGGGATACCAATTCAAGGGGTTTCTTAAAGAAGCGTGTTTGGCTATGATTGAAAGTGATGAAGAGACAGCAGCTACCCTAAAATTAAGGAGGTTGACGCTTTATTTGCACAAAAGGACAATTGATAAGCAGATTTTTATGGCTGAGAGGTTTTGCGTTATTGATATGAAAGGCGGCGAGATGGGGTGGTGCGAAAGGCCGCTGCGTGGGCAAACAATGAAGGGTGAGCGAATATCACTTGCGAGAAGTGAGACAGTCCCAGAAGGTAGTACGTTTGAGTTTACAATTCTTGTGAACAATAAAAAACTTGTACCCTATATTAAAAAATGGCTTGATTATGGTCAGTTCAGCGGTTTCCTACAGTGGCGTAATTCAGGTAAGGGCACTTTCACTTACGAAATTTTGTAAGGGTGTCGTCGAGTTTCGTTGAGTCGAGTGCTGGCAAGGTGGCGTTTTGTGAAGGCTTGGTGGCGTTAAGTAGAGTAGCGTTAAGGCAATGTAAAGTGAAGTACAGCAGAGGCAAGGTGCGGTAATGTCGCGTAGCGTTAAGGGTAGCGTAAGGTTCAGTGAAGTACAGTAAAGGCAATGTGCGGTAAGGTAGCGTGCTGTGCTGGCGAGGTCTGGTCAAGTAGCGTTGGGGCAGCGTAAGGTGGTGTGCAGGCAAGGTGTTGCAAGGTAAGGGTGCGGTGTCGTGGCGTGGTGTATAGGCAGCGTATCGTGCCGTTCAGTAACGTCAGGGCGGGGTATTGCATAGATGGGCAATGTCCAGTGGTGTGAGGGTAATGTGTCGCACGGTGTTACATTGTGAAGGCTTGGTGGCGTGCAGTCTGGTAAGGTATAGGTACGGTAGAGTCTCGTAAAGTTCAGTAAGGTCTTGGTGACGTGGAGTTCGGTTCGGTGGGGCTGGGTGCTGGCGAAGGTATTGTATTGCAAAGTTAAGTGAAGGTGTGGTCAAGTAGCGTATAGTAAAGTGAGGGTATGGCAATGTCAAGTATTGTGCTGTACTGTGTTGGCGAGGTGGAGTGCAGTCTTGTTGTGTGGCGTTAAGGCAGGGCGTGGTAACGTATTGTGATGTGAAGGCAGTGAGTTGAGACAAGGTTTTTTTTAGGAGAACGAGATGGCAATTGATAAGTATGATTACAGGCATAAGGTTTGTCCCTATTGTAAAAGCAAGAATCTTAAGCGTGTTGTGATGGTTCCATTGGCTGAAAATGAGTGGCGTACAGATGAGCGTCCTTTTGAAATGACAGGTTATGTTTGTCGTAACTGCAAAAAGTATTCAGCGATAAATAATACGAAACTTATCTTCGATAGAGGGCAGATGCGGCGTGATATGAACCGATTGAAAAAATTACTGGAAAATAAAAATTTATAGTTTGACACCTGTTTTTAAAAATGGTTTATTAAGATTGACAAATCAAAGAACCTTTTGTAAGGGAGTGCAAATGCTTGTAATACAAAGGATTGAGGGCGAAGGTTTTTCTGTAGGCAATTCTGTTAAAATCCACATTGTAAAGGTTCGGGGTGATAAAGTAAAAATCGGCATAGAAGCTCCGAGAGATATGGAAGTGTTGAGGGATGATGCTATTGTTAGGATTCCACAGCCGTCGAAAAACAGTGAGGTTTATTGATGCCTGTTCATTGGGACTATAATAATCAGCCCGTCAAGGTGGTAATTGAAGGCAAAAATATTACCTTCCGCAGCAAGTTTGAGTATCGGTACGCACAGTACCTTGAGTTGCTAAAAAATTCTGGTGAGATTATTTGTTGGGATTTTGAGGGTTTGCTGGGGAAATGTCCTCAGCCTAAATTTATTTTTCACGGTGTTGAGACTGCTCCCGTGCAATACTTGCCTGACTTTTGGGTGTTATATAAAAATCAAACAGAAGAATACCATGAAACGAAGGGCAGATTATTAAAATACGACCTCACAAAATACAAAAGAATGAAAGAGCAGTACGAAAACGTGAAGCTTGTTGTTATTTTTATGGGCAAGCCGAAGATTAGCGTAATCAAAAAAGGGAAGCTGGAAAGGTGTACTGAGAGGGTTATTTGGAACGCAGGGAGTGAGATATTCAAAAGTGCCGTAAGAGGTTTACTTGATTGGAGTTAGGAAGAATGGCAACCAAAAAGGACAGTTGGAATCCGTTAAGAAAAAGCTACTATAACAGCGATAAGATAAACAACGTAAGTATTGGGGCAGAAACACTTTACACCAGACTGATTGCTCAGAGTGACGACAATGGTAATTATGAGGGCGACCCGTTCCTGATTATGTGTGGATTGTTTGCAAAAAGGGCAAAGAAAAAAGAGGTATCCGTAACGCTTACGTTACGTTGGCGTACCGAACTCGAAACGAATGCGTTAATAACCCTGTACGGACACAGGGGGAACATCTATTTACACCTAAACGGGTGCAAAAAGCATTTGCGGAGAGACGTGAAACAAGAGGTGAAAGTTCCAGATATAACGCAAGGTGCTATTATTACACAATTTAACGAAAACGTAACGGGTACGGTACGTAAATGTAACGAATCCGTCCCTACAGATACAGATACAGATACAGATACAGATACAGAGTGTAAGGGCAAAAGAAAAATATTCAAGCCACCCACGCTACAGGATGTTATTGATTACAGAAATAGTGACCCTGAATTACAGGTTATTAGTGCAGAGAAGTTTTTTAAGACGTATGATGAGTGTGATTGGAAAGACAAGAATGGTGACAAGGTACGCAACTGGAGGTTGAAATATAGGACATGGTGTAGTTTTGAGGTTAAGAGAAATGGCGGTGCGGATAGCACTGACGAGGCAATGAAAAGTTTAATATCGAAAGGAATCCGATAATGATGTACGCAGAAAAAAGGAAGTTTATTGACGAAGAGCTGAAGCAGTTGTGGCCTCAGTGGAAATGGACTGAAGCTTCGCTAAAAGTGTGGTTTGGTATTTTGAATGACTACCCCTATGACGAAGCCTGCACTGCTATCGGTATAATTTACGCAAATGACGAGGTGAGTTATCAGCGGAGTTTGGTGTCGAGGTTTATTAAAAAGGCCAAGACGTTGTATAAAAAGCCAGCGGTTGCGGCTACTGACGAAACAAAAAAAGAATTGCCTTTGTACACCATACAGTCAAGAGACAGGGATGAGTTGAGGTATCGGTTTTTTCTTTTTAACCGCAAGGATATGCCGTCTGGGGACAGGATTATGGGGCAGGCAAATGTTATGCTTAAGCGGGTTACAGAAGCACGTGGAGGTGAGTGGTACGTGGTAAGGGATTATTTGAGCAAGGCAGTGCCGTTTTAGGAGCTGATATGAAAATACCGTTTATAAATATACATATTTTGCGAGATAGGACGTTACGACGGATTCTCAGGCAGTCAAAGGTTGAGTCGAATAAGTTGATTATGGCTATGTTGAAAACGAATCACCAGCAAAAAAAACTCATACGTGCGTACCAGAATGAGCTGGGTACAAAGCGAGGCAGGAAATAAAAGTTTAGTCATAAGTAAACAAGAAGGAGATAAGGAAATGAAAAAATTAATTTTGACACTTGTGTTAGTTCTGAACATTTCAGTAGGTTTTGGCTTTGACGTTAATTCGCCGCCTGATTGGGTAGACGTAAACAGCATTGTGCCAGAGTATAGGCTTTACTATTTCCAAGAGCTTTGCGAAGGCAAGACGTTTCAGGCTCAATGGTCTAAAATTGCAACAAGCCCAGAAGGAGATATGCCAGTGAATATATTTTTTGACAATATCGTTGAGGGCTTGGTAACTGACAGTGATGCGGGATTAATGACTTATACCCCGATAGAGCCGAGCGTTGTTTACTTGTATATGACAATTAAGCCTGTTGATTTAGATACTTGTGTTAACCCGACTGAGTGGAAGCTGTGTTGTGTTTACAAAACGAATCAGTCAGTGATATTGACACCGCCCGAACCTGTCCCTTTTGTGGAAGCATCGGTGTCGAATTGATTGTAGCGTGCGTAGTGTTTTTGTTGATGAGTGATTAATGTGGAGGTTTACGAATGACTAAAGAACCGCTTAGTGTCAGGAAGGTTACAATGAAAAACCTTACTGAAGTCGAGAGGCTGGTCTTGGATTCGTTGAAAGTTGATATGGCTGGCTGTAGAAACAATGACGAGGTTTTGTGTTTATTGGTGTATGCGAAAATGAGTGGCATGAGTCCTAAGTGGTTTTCGGTAAACCTTAAAAATCTGGGAGCAAAAAAATACCCTACATTTTCCACGATAATAAGGGTGCGGAGGAAAATTCAAAATGAAAATCCCCGTATGTATTTACCTGATGCTAAAGTGCTTAGGGCGAGGCATACGGCTGAAGGTGTGTACGAAGAGTATAGTGTTGGAGGCTCAACGCAGAAGTTGAGGTAGTATTTGTTTGAACGGTAGTGATATGAAAAAAGGAGACAGTAAAATGAGGAAATGGATTTTAGTTACAGTTGTGACTTTGGTTATGGCTGGTATCCCGATGTGTATCGGGCTGAGTGGTTGTAATGAACCAGAGAAGGTGCAGGCTTTTGGTAGGCAGGTTAACAGTGAGATTTTACCTGCTGTTGACAGGTATGAGGCGGCGACGGCGGAAATCGTGCAGATTTTGGCTGATTACAATGTTGTTGACGCAAATGCTGTTGCTAAGGTGAATAAGGTTTTGGCTGAAATGGATAAGGTCGAAGCTGAGGTGAGTGATGTTTCTGCGGGAGTGTCGTCTGTTGTTTTGACTGGTGAGGCGGTTGATGATTGGTTGTCAATGGCTAAGACTGCCAATGCTGTATCAGCCCCGTTTAATCCTTACGCTGGGGCTATTGCTGGAATCTTGGCGGGTATAGGAGCATTGTTACCGTTCTTTAGGAAAAAGAGTGTCGCAGCGTCAAGGGCTATCACGGCAGTCGGTGAAATTGTCGCAGGTGTTGAAAGGTTGAAGAGTAGGGATATAGTTTCCAGTGAAGATTTGAATTCAGCTATGAGCCAGAGCCTTGATACAGAAATAATGGTGACTGATGTTAGGCGTGACTTGACGGTATAAAAAAGTTAATAACTGGCGGGTTTGGGAACATACTATCACCTGAGCGGTGAAGACGGGACGACGTTTGCCCGCCATTTTAAGACTTGGAAAGGATTGACGATTAGTGACAAGGTGGTCGTGATAGGAGGTGGCGGTTGTTATGAAGCGGTTTTTAATATTAGATGGGTTGGTTGTGTATGATGTTTCTGTTGCTTTGTAATGGTTGGTTTGGTACTGGCAGGCCGTCTACAATGTTTAAAAAACTTATGCTTTCTGGGGAATACAGGAACAACCACACCCCCATTTTGATTGATAAATACGGCGACCTCCGTGATGGGCAGCACAGGTGTGGAGGAATACAAATGTCAAATAGAGCACAACGCTGTGATGTTGTATTTGGTGTTGACCCTGAAATTTACCAGATTATAGATATAAATCTTCCCAGAACCAATGCGGATGCACTGTATATAAAAGGGGAAAAATACGCCCACTCCCTTAGTGCTGTTATAAAACTGTATTGGAAGCATATTAATGGTAAAATGTTTCAAGCAGATAACCCAAACCCAAAACAACAAGACGCAATTCTGGACTCTAATCCCTTGCTTAGAGAATCTCATATGAAGGCTATGCAAGCAGAAAAGGTGATACCTCCGTCTATTGGTGGTTTTTTGCATTATATGTTCAGGGTGAGACATCCAGAAAAAGCAGACGAGTTTTTCTCTAAACTGGCAACGGGGGAAGGGATGTATGCAAATCACCCAATACTTGCCTTGAGGGACAAACTGCTTATGGATAAAAATTCTGTTAAAAAATTTCACCGTATATATAAGATTGCTATCACTATTAAGGCTTGGAATAAATTTACAAAAAATGAAAAAGTAAAGATATTGGTGTGGAGAAGTAGGGACTCACATGAAGCTATGCCCTTAATCAGCTAAAAGTATAGCTTTTTTAAAAAACACTTGACATAAGGTGTTGTGTAGTATACACTTATGATAAATAAACAATATCATTTTATACGGAAAGGTAAAGGATTATGCAAAAAACTTTCTTTCAGCTCAAGGATGGCAAAAGTGTTACAGATTTTAAAGCACCTACAATTTTCAATATTGGGTATCAGGGGCAAAAGTCAGAAGGGTTAATCGAAAAGCTGAAAATCCACAATATAACCCTTTTGATTGACTTGAGAAGCAAACCTTACAGTCGGAATCCCGAGTTTAACAGGAAGAGGTTTACAGTAAAATTAGCGGAGGCGGAAATAAAGTATGAATGGCTTGGTGAGACTTTAGGTGGGATGGGTGTTTCAAGGGAAACTTGGAAACTTGAGTTGGCTGGACTGGCTCAATATGCAAAATCTAACAGTAATGAGAAAATCTGTATTATGTGTATGGAGGCAAATATAAACCAGTGCCACAGAAAAGAGTTGTCAGAGATTCTTATGGAGGAACACGAATTACAGTGCTATAATCTGTAAATGTTTACAGGGTCGGTATGCCAGCAGGTTAGAGAGTGGTTTTCTTCGAATGCTGATTTGTTTAGCGGGAAAGTTGTTTTATCGGGATGTTGTGGTAATTTTACAATTGAAACAGTATTGTCGGCAGGCGTGAATCCGCCGTCTAAGATAATATCGAATGATGTGTCTTTGTATACCTCAGCGTTGGGGGCTTATTTTTCTGGCTATAAACTTGGCAAGCTCGTACCTGTAAAGGGGTGGGAGCGGCTTGAGAAGTATATGAAGGATGATGTTGGTGTAGCAGCAACCTTGATAGTTTTGCTGGAGTTAGCCCCTTTTTTGTCGTGCAGGACGGCCTACCATTCTCGTATGCTTAAGGCGTATTTGAATAGTTTCGAAATATTATGGGAGAAGTCAAAAGGGAAGCTGGAGAACAGGAAAGGGCAGTTGAATGTAGATGAGTATATTGCTGGGGACGTGGTAGAATTTTGGAAACAACGGGCAGGTGAGGGTGTTTTTTTGTCATTTACGCCAACGCTCGGTGACGGGTACGGAAAGATGTATGATGTGATTGATAAGATTTTGGGTTGGGAAAACAAACCTCACCACGAAATTATGTCTACTGAGGAGAAAGAGGATTTATTGAACGTGATTGCAGCTAAAGGGAATTATGCTCACATTGACGATGTTGAGCGAAAAGGTATGGGAGTTGTTGCTGTAATTGAGGGAGGGCATAACAGGCCTGTTTATGTTCATAGCGATTTGGTTGGTGCGGGGATTGAGGTTTACCAGCGGGCGAAGAAGCAGACGAGTCCGTTTAGTACGCTAAGATGTATAGCGGCCTTGACAAGGAGGATATTGAGTTCAATATGCCTACAGTCCCAACGCTGAATATCGCTATTGATTTTGAGCAGGTTACTATAGTTTTCCTGCCTGACGAGAAGGAAAAGGTAAAAGAAACACTTGAAGAGATTAAAAAGAGAGCTATACTTGGTGATGAGAGCTGGATAGAAGGCCTTGAGAATTACGATACCGTGAAGGAAGCTATGCAGACTATAGGGGAGAGTGAGGGCGTGCATAACTACGCAACGGTTATTTCTTTGATGGCAGAGTATGCGATGAAGTATATGAAAATGGCTGATGGAAAAAGTGATAGATGCGGGCGAAGTGGTACTGGGACACGCTTAACTTCCAGTTGAGAGAGGCGGTTCGATTCCGTATGCCCGCTGTTTTTTTAGCGAGAAAAAGAGTATGGCAAAGAAATTATCACAGAAGAAGTTGGATGAAATGTTCAAGCTTTGGGTGGAAAGGCAATCACTACAGTACATATCCAGAAAGTGTTCAGTTGCCAGAACCACAGTGCGGAAGTATATGAAGAAGCAGGATTGGGCTGGCAGACTTGAAGAGATACAGAAAAAAGCCGTAGAAAAACAGGATGAGGGTTTGGTTTCTGCTCTTGCTGCGAATCTAAAGATAGTTACCTATGCCAAAGGTAAGATTGTTGAGCTGATAATGGCTGGTGATAGGGTTAGCAAGACTCCTGCTTCGGATTTGGATAAGATGATAAGGTTGGAATTGCTACTCAGGGGAGAGGCTGATTCACGTTCTGAGACGATAACAAATGACTTGAGGGATGTTCCAACAAATGAACTTTTAGAGATGCAAAAGGAATTGCACAGAAGGGGCTCAAGGTCTATGGATGGCGATGGCGACACTGGATGAAGTAAATTTTGAGTTGAAAAGAAGAGAGAGGAAGATAGGGGCTGAGTTGGCGGGGCGTTCCCTAATTGATTTTACCAGTTACACTTTCGATGGTTATTATGAGGTGAACTGGCATCACAAGCTTGTTGCTGATGAGATAGACGAGTGGCTTGAATCTAAAGACCCGTACAATTTACTGGTTCAAATGCCGCCGAGACACGGAAAATCCGAGTTGTGTTCAAGAAGGCTTCCTCCCTACATTTTTGGCAAAAGGCCTGATACTCAAATAATTCTCACAAGCTATTCGTCTGACTTGGCTAATAAGATGAGTAGGGATGCTCAGAGGATTATGCTGTGTAAGGAGTATCGGGAGGTGTTTCCTAATACGCAGTTGGTTACGAAGGGCAATAAGGGGGAGGAAACCGCAATCAGGCAGGCTAATGAGTTTTCGATTATAGGACACAAGGGAGTTTTTAAGGCCGCTGGCATACAAGGCGGTATTGGTGGCAGGGGTGCTCATATTGGTATTATTGACGATCCGTTCAAGAATAGGCAGGAGGCTGAGAGTGAAACAGTACGCAATTCCGTGATTGAGGAGTACAAGTCAACGTTTAGGACAAGGCTTGAGAAGGGCGGCAGGATACTTATGCTGCTCACTCGCTGGCATTTGCACGACTTGGCGGGTTGGTGTATAGAGAAGATGAAGAATGACCCTGACACGGACAGGTGGAAGGTTGTTAGTTTACCAGCAATTAAGGTTGAAGGTGAGTTTACGCACCCTCAAGATTTGAGGGAGCTGGGCGAACCGCTGTGGGAGGAGAAATACCCAGTTGATTCACTGAGGAAGATAAAAGCGAGTATCGGGAGTTATGACTGGGAGGCATTGTTTCAGCAGCAACCGAGTCCAGCGGGCGGTGCTATCATTAAGCGAGATTGGATAAACCATATAGACGCTAAAGAGTTGCCGAGTGGAATAAGGTGGGTGAGATATTGGGATTTGGCGGTAACTAAAAACACATCGGCTGACTACACGGCAAGCGTGCAAATGGGCGTTGATAAGTATGCTAATATCTATGTCAGGAGGTTTGTACACGAACAGGAGACGTGGCCTGTAATAAGAAACATTATAAAAGCTGTGTCATTGCAGGAACGAATACCTGTTGGTATTGAACAGGTTGCTACACAAAAAGGGTTTGTTGATGATTTGGTTGCTGACCCTATTTTAATGAGCGTGGCTATTACGGGCTATGGCGTGGATTCGGATAAGCTTACAAGGTTTCTGCCTGTTGCGGCGAGAGCTGAGCAGGGCAAGTTTTTTGTGGTTCGCGGCAAGGGAAGCGATGCGTATATTGACGAGCTGGTTGATTTTACTGGGCTTGGTGATGTTCACGATGATTACGTTGACGCTACGAGTGGTGCGTTTTCAATGTTAGCTTCATACGTAGAGCCGAGCGTGGAGATTGTTGGTGCTTATGGATAATGAATGGACGCCTACACTGTTTACGATATTTGGAATTGCTGTATTGCTGGTGCTATTTGTTTGCTTTGCCGTATTGTTCGGTATGCATGGTTACAGTATTGTAAAGAAAATAAGGCGTAAACCAGTAAAAAAGGCTCGCAAAAGACAGGTTGGGAGTATATGCTTGTCGGTTGAGGGTGTTGAAGATGAGCAAATTGTTGAAGTATTTATGTGTAAATTTGACGATGCGTGCGTTGCAACAAGTTACAAGGCTGAAATAAGTAATTGTGATGTTGAACTATCTTTTAAAATAAGCGAATGCACGCTCACTAAGGAGCTTGCTGACGAGTTGGAAGGTGCTGGTTTTTTGGTTACTGGCGAAGGTGGAATACAAAAGAAAGGTTAAAAAATGAGTATACTTGAAACACTTATGCCGAGAGTTGCTTTGGGGCGAGAGATGGCGAAGGTGAAGCTTCAGCAGGCAAAGCTTTATAGACAATTAGTTGAGGCAACGCCAGCCTTTGCTCAGGACAACGATGAGAGTGAGTGGCAAGTGTTGCTGACCCAGAAGGAACATTATTCCGAGTCTGACCTGAAATCCCTCAGAGAGCAAGCAACGAAGTTGTACTATGTAAGCCCGTCTGCGAGAGGTGTTGTAGAAACAATGGTCAATTTTATCATCGGCAGGCATTCGAGAGTTATTGCTACTGATGAGAATGATAAGGTTCAGGATTATTTTGATGGGTGGAGTGCCTGCAACAACTTTGACAATGCTGTGCATAAAGACAACCAGACTATCAGGCCGCCAAAGAATAAAGAGTTTGTGAGGCGTGTATTGCGGGACGGTGAGGCATTTGTAAGATTCCACGAACCGTCTTACGATTCTGTTGAAGAAGGTGATATGCGGTACACAAGAATAAGCTTCATCGACCCCAGTGAGATAACGGATGATGAAGGCACTTACACTTATGGTATAGAGACTGACCCTGATGATGTGGAGAAGGTGATAAGTTACCGTAGAAAATATTACAAGGGCAATCAGGTGATGTACGAGACTATTCCTGCTGAAGAGATTATGCACGTTAAAATACTGTGCGATTCAAATGAAAAGAGGGGTGTGAGCTTCTTAGTTGGCATAGCGAAGAGTATTGTGCAATATGATTCTTGGCTGGATGATAGGGTGAGACTCAACAAAATAAGGAATTATTTTAATGTGGTTATCAAGCCTGAAGGTGTTTCACCCGCTACATTCAAGAGTAACTTTGAAGATGAGACGAAGGTTAGTAATACAGGAACAGCGAGTAAGAAGATGCCTAAGTCTGGTACGGCGGTGGTGGCGAGAGGTGTTGATTATGAGTTCAAGAACCTCAATATCAATGCTTCTGACACCAAGGACGATGGTAGGGCTATTGAGAGGATGATTTGTAAGGGTACGCAGTTGGTTGAGGGTGTGATTACTGGTGACTATTCAAACCAGAATTATGCGTCCGCGTTGGTGGCAGAAAGCCCGATGGTTAAATCTATTGAGGGATGGCAGGACTTCTTCGAAGTGTGTTTCAAGTACATATTCTCAAGGGTGATAAGTGATGGGATAGCAGCGACTAAAGTGCCACCAAAGTCATTACTCACTGACGAAAACGACCCGAATAAGAAAACTCCGATTGATACAAGCTTGGATTGTACGGTTAATTTTTCAACGCTGGTGCATAGGGATTTACAAGCAGATACTCAGGCTTATATGGTTCATCGGGAGATGGGCTGGGCGAGTGATTCAACGATAAGCGGCTTGTTGGGCTATGATTTTGAGAAGGAGAAGGATAAGCTCGATATTGAGGATGCTGAGAGAGCTGAGAAAGTTGCTAAGATGGACGGAGAGCAGGAATTTGCAGGCATTAAGCCTAAAGATAAGGATGAAGATAAAAACAAAGATAAAGACAAAAAGGAGAAGTAGTTATGGCGAAGAGAAAAAGTAGAAAACAGGCAAAGCCAGTTGTTGCAGAAGTAAGTAAGATTGACGAATTGAGAGGCAAGTGCCTTGATGAGAAAGGCAATTACAAACCTAACGCAGACCTTGATGATTTGCAAGAGCTGGCTAAGTTGGAGGCCGTACAGCCAGAGCCGCCGCTTAAGGTCGGGTTTAGTGTTCTTGGTGAAGAGTCTGATACTGCTACTACTGGCACGCAGACTGACCCCAGCAGCGTGGAGAAAGCGGAAGAGTTGTCTTTAGTTCCAAGTGCTGTAATCCCTTTGGTTAAAGAGGGTTATGAGTATCTTGGTCAGAGAAGCGGGTATTTTATCTTGCAGAAATTCGAAAATGATGGCGACACCGAAAAGACTGGATACAGGTATGACCCTGCAAAAGAGACGATTGATTGTCTTGGTATTTTGTTTCCTTCGGTTGTCAAAGATTTGAGGGCGGGCAGGTAATGACCAGAGAGCAGATTCTCCACGATGCGGTCTGGAATGCACGCAAGGACTGGCTGCATTACACTGTTAAGCAGGAACGTGAGATATATGAGCTGCTATCTACGGGTGCGTCCTCTCTTACTGAGAAGATAGCCAGATACCAGAAAGCGGGTAAAATACCGCCGTACAGGTTGAAGGCACTGCTCAAGAGTGTTGAAAGTGAGATAAGGCTGTTGAGGCCTAAGTTGTACAATAAGATTTACAGTAGTATCAAGCAAAGCGTTAATTTTGGGATGAAAACTGCGATTTATTCAATTCATACCGCAGGAGCACCGAAACGAGCTAACCTACATATCGGGTCGAGCTTTATAGGCGTTGACAATAAGCTGCGGGTCTATGATGTAAGGGGTGAGCTTTATGCTAAGAGCACGTGGGCGAAGATAAATTCTGATGCTATGGATGCTTTGATGCGTACCCAGTATGGAGGTGTGACCTTATCGAAGAACGTCTGGAATGTTACTTATGATTCGGAGAAGTCTATTCGGTATAGGATAACCAGAGGTGTAATGCTTGGGGAGAGTCCTGCAACGGTGGCAAGTGATATAAAAAGGTATCTGGTTGAGCCTTACGCTGTGTTTCACAGGGTTAGAAAGGACGGGATTCTTGTATTGAGTAAGCCTGCTGCTGCTTATCACCCAAAGAGGGGTGCTTACAGGTCGGCGTACAAAAACGCTTTGAGAGTAGCAAGAACTGAGATGGCGAGGGCGTACAGTGAAGGAACAATACGTTACGCTACGCAGAAGAAGTGGATTCAGGGCTATATAAGTCGGGTTGGTTCTGGCAATCCTTGTGCGTTCTGCGAGGCGGTGGATGGTACATTTTTCCCTAAAAATAATCCTCCAGACCAGCCGTTTCACCCGAATTGTATGTGTTATATGGAGCTTGTCACTGATGAAGTGCCGCAGGAAAACTTAAGACCAAGACCGAGCGACGACGAGCTGCGGAAGATACCGATGGGCGTACAGGGCAATCAGAGGAAAATAGTCACTGTTTAATTGAAAAAAAATGTCTGAAAATACAGAAAAAGACTTGACAAAGAAGCCTGATTTGCTTCAAATTTATATGGAGCAGATAAAGAGGGCAGCGATTGAGCTTGAGTATGGTGTTTTTACGATTGAGTTTAAAGTAAGAAATGGTGAGATAAAAGATGCTCATAAAACATCAGAGCTTATAAGATTGAGGCCGTTTTGAAAATTTAATATTGTCACGTATTAACTGACCAACAAACAGGCGGTTGATTGATTCACAGGAAGAAACTGTGTTTTAGTCAGCCGCTTTTTTTTTGGCCTGAAAAAAGGGAAACCCTAATGGACAAAATACTATTTGATGTTAATTTTTCAGAGAGCACGTTTGATAAAGATAAGAATCGTATCAATAACGTGGTGCTGCTGGGGGCTGTGAGTAAGAACAATCGAAGGTATACGCAGAGTTGCATGGAAAAAGCTGTGTCGCTGTTTGAGAACTGTCAAGCCTTTATAAATCATCCTGACGCTGACGAGATAAAAGTAGGTAGGCGTGACATTATGAAGCTGGCGGGCAAGTATGTGAACGTGAAGTTTGCAGAGGGTAAAGTAAAGGGTGACTTTATTGGCTTGCCAGCAGACCCTTACGCACAGAAGTATATTTCGATTGCTGAAAATATGCCTGATATTGCTGGCAATTCACAAAATGCCAGAGGACGTATGAGGATGGAGAATGGGGTGCAGGTAGTTGAAGAGCTTAAGGAGATAATCAGCGTTGACCTTGTCGCCAAGCCCGCAACTACAAAAAATTTATTTGAAGATGATAGTAAAAATGAAGGAGCAAGAAAAATGCTTGAATATGGTGAAGTCACAATGTTAGGGCTTAAAGAGTCAAGGCAGGATTTGGTTACTGTGCTTGTCGGTGAGGGTAAGAGTGCCAGAGATGAGGAAGTTAAGGAACTTGGCACAAAACTCGAAGAGTCTGAAAAGGCTGTCAAGGAGCTTGCGGCTAAAGTTGACGACTATGAAGTAAAAGAGTCGCTGGCAACAAAGAGCAAAGATATTGAGAAAATTCTCAAAGAAAGCAAGCTGCCCAAAGTGGCAATTACAGAAACTTTCGTTGAGACGCTTCTTAATGTTGAGGTCAAAGAAGGCGAGAAGCTGGCTGATGCAGTTAAACCGCTTATCGGAGACCGTCTGGCTTTGGTTGGCAAGGGTGGCGTAAAAGGCAACACTGAGAAACATCTCGTTGAAGGCAAAGATGTTGTTGCTACCGCCAAGACAATAGCCAGAGATTTGAAGTCGTAAGTAAACGCTCCGCCAAAGGAGATGTTTTAAAGTGATAGTTTTGGTAGGTGCAGTAAAAAAGTTTAGGAGTTAATAAAATGTCAAATGTAAATAGGTATCGGCACGGACGCAGGTTGCTTGTAAGAGTTCCTGTTGCGAGTGCTACAGTAATTGAGATTGGTGATTTTGTCACCCTGCAAAGCGGTGCGTGTTCAACGCCCGCATTACAGCAGGCAGCGGGTGCAGAGACTACGACCTCAACGTTGGCAATGGATGGTATCGCAGACGTATTTATTGGTATTGCTGCGACGGCTTCAGCGAGCGGTGAGACAGAGGACGTTCTGGTTGATGTCAGTCTTGAGGCTGTGTATGAGTTTACACAGGGTACGGCTGCGGCTATTAGTTTCGGCGACCTTGTTGCTGTTAACTGGGCTTCAAGTGCTTCAGCGTCTTATGCTTGCGTAGACCAAGCTGTTATTGCTGATGCTACTGACCCGATTGCGGTATGTGTGCGAGAGCATACAACGGCTCAGGGTACGGCGACACTGTGTAAGTTGCTGCCTAACAAGGTGATAAACCCAGCACAGAGTTAATGGCGAGTAAGTAGTAAGTGAGAGTAATTTTTAGATGGAAAACAAAAGTTTAGGAGTTAAAAAATGAGTTTTGAGAATAAAGCAGGCAAGCTTACCGCAGCGATTGAGAGTTGTGGCGGATTTGACAACTTTATGGACACTACGCTCCCAGAGTTGATTGAGGCTGAAAAAGGTAAAACCCCTCTTATGCAGCCCGAAGATTTCAGCTTGAAAGAAATCAGTGAAGCGGTCAATACGTCACAGTTCCCGATTCTGACGGGTTCGCTTTTAGCGAAAAAGGTAATGGATGCGTATAATCAGTTTGACAGCGTTTTAAGTAAACTGGTTACACCGTTCAAGTCGAATTTGCAGACCGATAGGATTGCAGGTGCATATCTTAAAGGTGACTTGGAAGAAATTGCAGAAGGTGCTCCGTACCCGCATAGTGGCGACATTGCTGAGAAGTATGTCACTGTTGGCGGTACTAAAAGGGGTGAAATTCTTGATGTAACCGAAGAGAACGTAAAGTTCGACCAGACAGGTTTGGTTATGATGAGAGCTTCGCAGTTTGGTAATCGTGCGGCAGTTGACAGGGAAAGACGTGGTATGTATACGATTCAGGACGCTACGGTTGACGGCGTGAATCATTATGCGTGGTATCCGTCTGGTACGAGGATAGCGTTGTATTCCGATACGGCGAGTGGTGCTCACAGGTTGGATAACAACATCGTTGACGTGCTGGGTGATTATACTGACATTGCTGCTGCGGACGCATTACTTGGTGTAATGACTGACGAGAACGAAGAGCCTATTATGGCGGAAGCTAAGATTTTGCTTGTGCCGAGAACTTTGAAGGTTACAGCTCTACGAATCATTAAAAACGAGTATATGCCCGCAAACAGTGGTTCGTCCGTTGGCTTTATGGAAAAGAATCCATTTGCCAATACGGTTGAGGTTCTGGTGTCGCCGTTTATTGACAAGGTATCGGCTAATGACTGGTATTACGGTGACTTTAAAAAGCAGTATGTCGAGAAGATTATTTATCCGATTCAGGTGCTTTCGCGGAAAGATAATAAGAACGATGATGCGTGGGAACGTGATATTGTGGCAAGCTTTAAGGTACGTCACTTCACGCAGGTTGCAGCGGTTGATTTCTGCTATGTAATCAAGTCAACTGGCGAAGGTTAATAGTGATTTGAAGGTATAAGATTGCAAGAGGGCAAGGTGGTGTCAAAATTGCCTTGCCCTTTTTTTGATATAGCGAGGTGACAAGATGGCTCAAATGACACTTGCTGAGGTAGAGACTAAAATTAACGCCCTGCTTACTAATCCGCAGGTTGATTATAAAGAGGGCAATATTACTGTTTCGTCAGGCCAAAAGCTGACGCAGCTGTTGGAGTACAGGCAGCACTTGATTGATAATCCTACAGCGGAGCAGGAGTTGATAAACTTCAATATGAGCCTGAATGAGTTTGGTGAAGAACTCGGTCAGACTGTTGATTAGGAGATGGTTGGATGTCGTTAAAAAGCAATATGCAGGATGATATTAGTTGGGTGATTGATGAGTTTGATGAATCATTGACAGTCAAAAGGGCGACCAGTACCTATGTAAACGGAAAGGCAAGTCAGAGTTGGAGTGACGTTGAAACGTTTTCTGGCGACTGGCAGCCCGTATCTGGCAGCACGATAGTTATGGAGCAGGGGATGAGGGTTAAGTCTGATGCTATGATTATCTGTGAATATGATGTTGACGTTTTGGCTGGCGATAGGGTTTACAGGGATGAGGATGGTTCTTTTGAATACGTCAACTATGTACAGAAGTATGCGGGACACCTTGAAGTGTTTATGACAAGAGTGAGTGGGAGTGCATAATGAAAAGCGTTTTTGGTACTGACAAAGTGTTGAGTAATATTGCGGCGAGAATGGGTGGTATTTATGCTAAGGCCGCTGAGGCTGTAGAAAAAAGTGCGGTTGATGTGTCTAATCACGCAAAGGATGGTCACGCTGGGAATATGGCTCACGCCAACAAGAGATACCAGAACCAAACGACAAATTTAACAAGGAGCATAACGCCGTCACTGTCAAAGGTTACTAAGAAGGTTATTGAGGCGGAGGTTTCGGCTAATACTGATTATGCCGAGAGGATTGAAAGTGTATATCCGTATATGTTTCCTGCGTTGCTTGCTAACCAGCGGAAGTTTATCGAGAGAATGAAGGGAGTGTTGCTGTAATGTCTACGTTACGTGAAGCTATATATGCTCTGCTCGAAAATGACGCGGATGATGGTGTTGAGATATGTGACAATATTACTTGCGACGATGCTGGTGAGTGGACGCTTGGCACTGGATGGTCTATAGGAACTTATTTGCTGTGGCTCGGTGCTGCTGGTGTTGGTACTGCTACGCATAACCCGTCTGCTGGAATTGTTGCTGGTAGGACTTACAGGGTGGTTTATAGGACGACTTTTATAAGTGGTGGTAAGGTCACGGTGTCAGTAGGCGGTACAGCAGGGACGAAACGTGATGTGAGTGGCACTTATACTGAAGATATTGTTGCGAGCAGTACCGACGGTCTGGTGTTTACTCCTGACGCTGGTATTGGTTCAAGCGTTTTTATTGACGATGTTTCGATAAAAGATTGCGATGCTGGAAATCTTTTTGATTTGCTCGGAGAACCGAGTGCCTCACCTTACAACTGCTATTTCAGGAATCCGCCTGAGTCGTTTGATTTTTCTGGTGGTGATAACTGCTTGACTTATTTCTTCAGTGGTATGGTTGGCAGGTTTCCAAGAGAGATATATTTGAATGTGACGGCGTGGGGCGATAACTATGAGACGGTGATGAATCGGGTGTATGACTTATTGCATAAGGCAAGCTTGACGACTACTGATTATTCAACGTTGGTTTGCTTGTGGGATTATGCAGGTAGCGAATTGTGGGCTGATGATTTTAAGGTCTATTATCAGTTGCACAGGTTTTTGATAAAAGGGATAGTGACCTAAGTTGAGTGAGAGGAAAGAGAGGCAGTAAAAATGAGTAGCAAACATCATAAAGAGGCGTTGGATGCGGTAAGGGCTAACCTTATTCACGGTAGCGTGTTGGAGGTGACGAGTAAGCCTGATTGGGGATTTGAAGAAATAAAGAGAGACACTTTGACGGTGCTTGAGTTTTTGTCGAATAAGGATTGCTACTACGCAAATATCATATTGCACAACTTACTTGGCGAGGGCGTGCAGAGCAATACAGTTGATGCAGTTATAAAGCAGGCTATGGAGGTTGGTGTAAGGGTTGTTATGCTTGAGCATAATCCATTTTGTGACGATTTTGAGAACAATCCTCACGTGAGCGTTAATAGGGTGATGAGAGCTTTTTCCTTTCTTGATGAAGTTGGTGAGTATGATGCTCTCAATATTGGCGATAGGAATGTACTGGCGGTGGCAACAAGTCTCGATGGTGCTGGCGACAGTTTCAATCAGGTCAACGTCACTAATCAGGTAAAGTGCTTGTCGGAGGAATGGCAGGGTAGACCTGACCCGAATAAAGGAGTGTTTTGTCATACAAGCGAAAAGCAGAGGTTTGGTGACAGAATATTGACTAAGGATACTGTTGATTTTGTTGACAAGCTTGACGGCGGCCTAAAGATGTATGCCGTTCACGGAGGTTTGATGTGGCTTGATATTCTGGCACAGTTAAATAAGCAAAGAGATTTTATTGTTCTCGATACGTGCCTGCCTCAGCTTTTGTACGGAATGTGTGCGGTTGAGGCTATCAAGAGGTGTGAAAGCCTTAAGGAATTTGACAGGTTCTTGGACGGCGAAGGCGATGTGTATGTTTTTGGTAAGAAGCTGAAGTTGTTTGTTAACACTGACGAAATGCTCGGCTGGATGAGAAATAGTAGTGAAAAGGTTGTAAGGTCTGACGTGACTTGGCGTAACTTGCTGCGGGTTGGGTATTGGAGGCAGGAGTATAGCTATACAAGAAATAGGATTCTTGAGGGTGACGTTACGTTTGAGCACCGCTCAGTGATTGACTTGATTAAATGTGGCGAGGCCAATGGTTCTGTTGTTTATACGAGCACTGTGCTGCTTGACGGGGTAGGGCTTGGAAAATGCCATATTATCGAGGCGATGAGCGAGAGAGATATGCCTATGCTGGTTAAGATGAAGGAGGTGGAATCAGTTGGGTAAGCTTGGAGTCATAGTGCATAGAGATTTCCACGAAAGCAAGAGCTGGTGCTGTTGCGGTACGTGGTATTTGTACGAGGCTCTGCTTAATGAGTTTGACAGTGTTTTGATTAATTCACAGCAGGATTATGATGAGCATAAGACTGAGCTTGACGGAATGATCGGTGGCAGTCACGGTTCACCTAAGATTCAGTTTGATAGGAAAATGAAACACAGGTCGGCGTACTTTTTGAGTGACCCGCACGACAGTAAAAGGGCGTGGTATTTGGATTACATAGAGAGGAACGATATTGACTGCGTGCTGGCTTATTACTATGAGCCGACTCTTAAGTATTATCCTGCTATGCCGAGAGAGAAGCTGGTTCATTTTACTTGGAGTTTACCTGACGAGTTTTTGATTGACGAAAAGGACATAGCCCATAAAGGACAGAAGTATTTGTCAATATTCGGGATGATGGGTTCACGTGCTTATGATGCAAGAGACTGGTGTTCTAAGTTTGCGTTTGTGCTTGACCAGAACCACAGTAGGGCGAAGAGGAAGTTTGATATTGGTGATTATTACTTGCAATTGAGAGAGTACGATGCGGTTGTTGCTGCTGGCTCTTTTTTGAAGGCATACTCGATGGTAACGCCTAAATATTATGAAGCTGCTGGCAGTGGTTGTTTGTTATTCGCACAGAGCGAGCCTGATTTGGTGTGGAACGGTTTTAACGATACGAATTGCGTTGTCTTTAATAGAGGCAATTTTTACGACAAAGCTGTTAAGTATCTTGATAATCCAGCAAAGTATCAGGAGAGGCGGGCTAATGGTGTGAAACTGATTAGAGAGAGGCACTTGCTGAGTCACCGTTTAGCGAAAATCGAAGAACTTCTTGGAGTTGAAAGGAAGGTTAGGGATGAGAAATAGGCAGAGGGATTGGTTGGAAAAGACGTGCTTGACGCATTTGGTTGGAAGTGTGCTGTATGTTGGTGTTGCTAAGTATACAAGACATTATCACTTGCTCGCTGTGAACCCTGAACATTTCAGGACTGTTGACAATGACGGGTACGCGAGAGTGTGGGGTAGTCCTTACGGACATCACGTATGCGACTTCTTGGAGTTTGGTGGTAAACGTGCTGCTGAGATTAGGTTTGAAAATGTTGTGGTTTATGGCCTTGACCCAAAATATGCCCCAGCGGGTGAGAATTGGGCTGAGTGGAGTCGTAAATTGTTGGCTAAGGCTGATAGCTTGCTTGATGCGGGCGGTACGCTGGTGTATGGCGGCTGGGTGTATCCTGAATACAAAGAGCTGCTTGCAGAGCTGAGAACGAAGTACAACGCTGAATGGGAAGATGCTCAGGTTGAAAGTCATAAGATAAAGCTTAATAGGATGGGAATCAAGAGATGAGTGAGCGAAAAAGAGTTTTGGTTGTAATGGCTCACGCTGACGATGAGGTGATATTTGGCTGGCCTTACTTACAGAACAAGGAATATGAAAGATACCTGTTGGTTTGTGCTGAGAATGGCAAATACGAATCATTGCTCGGCGTGTGCAGGAATGAAGGAATAGTGTTGCTTCCTCCTATGGACTTGAAGCCTAAGTTTGCTGTTGATAACCCGACAGGTGCAAGAAGTATAATTATCAAGAACGTGGGCAAGGAGTTAATGGCGGTCAATCCTGATTTTATATTTACGCACAACTTCTGGGGTGAATATGGACACCCTGACCATAGGCTTGTCAGTGGTGCTTTGTATTCGACTTTTGACAATGAAATAAGGTGCAGTGAGATGTACGCAAAAAGTGATGTGTGGAAGGTTGGCCTTACATATTTTCCAGCTCACCCGCACGGGATGATTGAGTGTGACTTAGGGTACTTTGAGAGAGGTCGAAATGAGTACAGGTTGAGAGGTGGCTGGACTACAAATGAATATTTGAGCAACGCAAGTGATGAATATGCTGATATTGGTGTTTATATTCATTCGAACAAGGATGAGGTCAGAAGTGTTGATAGTAAGCCCGTTATCTTGTGGACTTGTGATGAGCCTAATTGGGCGTGGTTTAACCGAGCAAAGAGCGTTGCAGGTAGACTAAATAACTACGAGCACAGGTTTTCGTTTTCCTGCCGAGATGGCAAGAAAGTGATGATGGAGAAAGCAAGGACTGCGGATGTGGTAATGATGAATCACCCCTGTTTATTGGATGAATTTGAGGGCAAGAAGAGGGTTGTTCAGACGTTAACAAGCATGAGGATTATGGGAGTGTAAATATGATAAAGGTGCTGAGTGTTGAAAATACGTTGATATGGAGTTGGGGTATTGCCGTAAGGCAGCTCATCGACCAGCTCAAGGGCAGGTATAAAATTGTGAGGACGGTAAGAAGGCCGCACAGAGAAATTAGCAGAAGCATAACTGGGAAGTACCCAGTTATATTGCTTCAAAATGTTGACAGTGTAATGCTTATAAATGGTGAAGATAGAAGGAAGGTGGCGTGTCGAATGGGTGGTATTGTTATAAGTGAGAAGGCTAAACCAGACAGGTATAATAAAGTGCTTATGCAGGTTGGAGCTGTGATAGCGACAAATACAGAGCTGTATCATATCAGTAAAGAGGTCAATCCTAACACTTATTTGATTCCAAACGGCATAGATTTGAAGGTGTTTAGGCCTAACCCAAACCCCCCTGTTGAGCGTAAGTTTACAGTTGGGTTTGCTGGTAACGTTGTTGGTATGGGAGGCAAATACAAAGGCTGGGATTTGTTTGTTCAGGCGGTGACTATTGATATGTGGAATGAGGTTGCTGTTAAGAAGTGCTTGCACGCTCACAGCCAGATGCCTCACGAAAAGATGCCTGAAGATTTTTACTGGAAAATAGACTGTTTGGTTATGCCGAGTCTGGGTGAAGGATGCAGTAATGTTGTTGGTGAGGCGTTGGCGTGTGGTGTTCCAGTTATAACTACGAAGGTCGGTTTTCACGGTGAGGAATTGAAAGACTTCGAGAATGTTTTGTTTATTGAGAGAGACAGGGAAGATTTAGTTAAAAAAGTAAGAATGTTGATTAAGGATGAAAAGCTGAGGAAAAACTTGGCTGTTAATGGTAGGCGGTTTGCCGAGCAATATCAGGAAATCGGTCAGATAGCCGAAAAATATGATTTCGTGTTGCAGCAGATTTTAAAGAAGGAGTAAAAAAAATGTCGGATGTAAACAAAGTAACGCTTGGAAGCGGTACGCTTTATCTGAACGGTGTAGATGTTGGGTACTTGAAAGGGAATGTTGAATTTTCGTACTCAAGAAATATGCTACCATTTAAACCGTCCAATGCTACGGGTGTAATCAAGGAGTTTGTTATCGGCGAGACAGCGGAGCTTAAAGCTTCACTGGCTGAGCTGAAGTGTGCTAACCTTCGGTTGGCAATGGGTATTGACGAAGCTATAACGTCAAACTCAAGTTTCCCCAATGACGAGGGGACACCAACAGGTGCTTCGTATGTTGGTGATAATTCGAGTTCAAGTTTTGATATTCTCAACTTCGGCGGCAAAAAGACCGTTGATGAGATACCGTTAAGATTTGAGCACGAAAGACCAGACGGTAAAGAGGTTGTGATTGTACTTTACAAGTGCGTTGCAACTCCAGAGCTTGTGATACCGTTTACGGAAGAGGATGTCATTTTGCACGACTTGACGTTCCACGCTCTTGTTGATACTGACAGGAGTGTGGGTTCGCAGATAGGCTTTATCGCAGACCAAGTACAAGATGCATAACTATGAGTAAGACTATAGGCAAGGTTACTGTTGGTGGCGGAACTCTGTACGTTAACGGAATTGAGGTTGGTTATCTTAAAGGCACGGTTGAGTTTGTGTATGGTCGTGAACTTGAGAGCCATAAACCTTATGACGCTACGGGAGTGACTGATAAGTTTTGTGTTGGCGAGCACGCCTCGTTGAGTGCGTCGCTTGCTGAATTAAAAACTGCAAACTTGAGACTTGCTATGGGTATAGACGAGGCTGTGTCTGCTTCTCAAAGTTACCCCGACTTTGAAGGTGGACACAGCGGTACGTCTTATGCTCCTGCTGCGAGTGCGAGTTTTGACGTGGTTAGTTTTGGAGGCAATCAGACTGTTGATGAGGTTGCTGTGCGGTTTGAACACGAAAGGCCTGATGGTCAGGATTTAGTTATTGTGTTGTACAAATGTGTATCGCTGTCAGAAATAACGCTGCCAGTTGAAGATGATAATATTGTTATCCACGATTTGGTTCTTGAGGCTTTGGTTGATACGACCCGCACGGCGGGCGACCAGATAGGGTTTATAGCCGACCAAGTTCAGGGTAGTTAATTGAGGAAAGGGAATTGAGGTATGGCAAAGAGAAAAGTAAGAAAAAAAGTTAATAGGGCTAAGGATTTTACGGTGAAGAAGGTTGATTTTGGCGATGGCTTTGTGGTTGAAATGAAATGCCGAGTGGTAGGTTTGCAGTATTTGGAAGAGACTTACAACAAGCCGCTTGAAAAGCTTGATTTTGGTACAGGACGAGTGTCTGACCTTATAAACCTGTTTGTTGCTCTTGCGATAAGCACGTACCCCGATATGTCTGTTGAAGAAGCAAAGAAAAAGGTAGGCAGACTTGATATTGACCAGCTCGGAGAAGTTGTTGGAAGTTCATCAGACATATTCGGAGTAGAAGGAAAAAACGCAGTATCGCCGTCCGAAAAGGTAATGGGAAACGTTCTCGAAAATCAGAGCTAACCGATTGGGCGGCAATATACTATGAGCTGAGTAAGGAGTTTGGCTGGAGTCCTACTGTTATAGAACGACTCACTTTGCAGCAGCTTGTGCATTACCTTGATAATATGCAGGAGTACAGAAAAAGAGTTATGCCCACAGAGATACAGCTTGAAGGAATAAGACAGGTTTTGTTTAGTTTCTTTGGTGTAAACGAAAAAGCTGGAGAAGATAATCTTGAAGAGCAGGTTGAAAAAAGCGGATTTCCCAAAATGCAAGTAACACGCAAAGCAATGGAGGCGTGGGAGAAGGCAGGGAGGCCTAATCCGCAAAAATTCCTCGCTGAATATGATAAGAAAAGGCTGAAAGATGGCAGTAAATGATGCTGGAAACATAACTGTTTATTTGCGGGCGAATATGGTAGACCTGCAAAGGAAGATAGCCAAGTCAACTACATTGCTCAGGAGGTTTACTTCTGGGATTGGTGGTGCTTTTAAAGGGCTTGCTAATAAGGTTGGCAGGGCTATCAAGACAATATGGCGGCAGTTGAAGCGGCTCGGTATTATTGTTGCTGCTGCGATGCTTGCTTCAGTTAAGGCGTTTGCTAATTTTGACGATGCAATGACAAAATCCCTTGCAATTATGTCTGGGATAACCCCGCAGTTGCGTAAGCAGATGGAGGGCGTAGCAAAAGCCATATCACTAAACAGTATTACCGCCGCAAAAAATCTGGGTGACGCGTACTTCTACTTGGCCTCTGCTGGTTTTGATGCTAAACAGTCTATGGCTGCACTTGCTGCGGTTGAGAGGTTTGCTGTTGCAGGTCAGTTTGATATGGCAAAGGCAACTGATTTGGCTACTGATGCTCAAAGTGCTCTTGGATTAAAAGAGAAAGACGCCATAAAAAACAAAAAGAATCTTATAAGAGTAACTGATGTTTTGGTTGGTGCTAATACTTTAGCAAATGCGTCAGTTGAGCAGTTTTCAGCTGCACTTACAACGCAAGCTGGCTCTGCTATGAAAACTTACCACATTGCCCTTGAAGAGGGTGTCGCTGTTTTGGCGGCGTATGCCGACCAAGGAATCAAAGCTGAGCACGCTGGAGCTATGTTTGGCAGGATGTTGCGGTTGCTCATAACGGGATTCTTGAAAAACGAAAAAGCGTGGAAAGAATTTGGCATTAATATATTCGATGCCAATGAAGAATTGAAGCCGATGGGTGATATTATCAATGAAGTCACTGACGGCTTGGCTGATATGTCAACAAAACAGAAGGCTGTGCAACTTGATATGTTGGGATTTAAGGCGAGGAGTCAGCAGACAATATTACCGCTGCTTGGACTTGGTGATGCCATAAATGGTTACAACAAAAGTCTGGGTAAGATGGGAGGTACGACAAGGGACGTTTACGAAAAACAGTTGAAGTCGTTTGCCGCTCAAATGAAAATCCTATGGAACAATATTCTTGATGTGTCTATAAGCGTTGGCGAGAATTTAGCTCCGCAGATTACAAAGCTTGGGAAACGTATCAGGGAGAATCAGGCGGTTATAAAAGCGTGGGCTTTAAAGTTTGTGGCTTATGTCAACTATGCAATTGATTCGCTTGTGTCGTTAGGTGTGTATTTAAAAAATGACTGGACAGGTGCTTTTGAAACAGGTGTTGAGGCTGTAAAAATAATCTTTGATGGTCTGAGTGAATACATAGTAACGTCATTGAGGACAGCGTTTGAGAAAGTGGGCACGAAAGTTGGGGGTTGGTTTAGGAAATATTACATAGAGCCTATTGCGGTTCAAATTGAGACTAACAGGCTTGTCAAGGCGGCTGGGTACAGGGGTTTTCCATTTACTAACCCTAAAACTTGGAAAATGTATGAGTTGATTGCGGTTAAGAATATTGAGAAGCTGTATAAAGACCTTGACAATATAAACCAGAAGACCGTTAAAAATCACGGTAAAACCCTTGAGACGATAAATAAAGAGACGAGGGCAAAGCTTGCTGCTTTAAAGGCTAAGTTTGCGTCAACCGAGGAGGGTGGACAGTATCTTAAAAGCCTTGAAGTTGACGCTGCAAAGCTTAATAAAACGCTTGCGTCAATAGACTTCTCTTTGTGGGTTGCTAATTTAAAAAAGCCTGCCTTTGAGATGAAAAAAGTATTTATGGGCAGTATGAAAAAACCTAAATGGCTTGACGGGCCTTTTGCCAAAAAAACGGCTTCTAAGCCAGTGGCGGGTATCAATGACTATGACAAAGATATTATCATGCTTGAGCTTCAGGACGAGATTGATAGGGTTCGCAGGCTCGGTAGGACTTTTGACCTGACTCGCAACGAGATGATAGCAAAGTTAAAAGAATACGCCGTGAAGCATAAAGAGGAGATTGATTCTGTTTATAGCGATATAACTGGCCTCAACGAAGCTGAAAAGTTGCTTAATGATGAAATGACGAGCATATATGACAGCAGGACAAACCAGCTTAAGCAGTATATGTCTGAGCTGACAGAGGATATGAATAATAAAATGCTGTACGTAGCTGACTTGTTCTCTGGTGCTATGCGTGAGCTTGAAACTTCTATGAGCAGTGTTTTTGTGAGCTGGATGGATGGTACTGCGTCAATGAAGGACGGGTTTGAAAGTTTTGTAACGAGCATAACGGCGAGTTTTCAGAAGATGGTCAGTGATTTCATAGCCAGATGGCTGATGTTTAAGGCAATAACGGCTTTTGCTCCACAATTAGCTCCGTTGATGGGTGCAGGTTTGACTCCTATGGCTTTTGGCGGGGTGGTGAACAAGCCTACGCCTGCTCTGGTGGGTGAAGCTGGCACGGAGGCCGTAGTTCCTATGCCTAACGGTAAAAGTATACCAGTGGAGATACAGGGCGGCGGTGGAGGCGATGAGACAAACATAAGTATTACGGTAAGTGCGATTGATACTCAGTCTGGGCTTGATTTTATTATGAAGAATAAGAACACCATAGCGGCGGCGATGGGCAGTGCGGCACGCAACAATAATCCTGTAAGGAGACAGCAGATATAATGAATAACCTGATAAATACATACGTTGGTATGACGTGGGCGAATCCATTTATCAAGTCTTTCAGGTGGCTTACTGATGTTGTGAGGTATGACAATGCTCAGGAGGTGAGAAATAAGGTTTGGACTCAGCCGATGAGGGAGTGGAGTGTAAACTGGCCTATATTGCCAGCGACAAACAGGGGTAACTTGATAAAACTGTATCAGAAGGCAGGAGGCAGGTTCAGGACGTTTTTGTTTGAGGATGATGATGAGTATGAGGGCAGTTGTGAATTTACGCAGGTAAAGTATGACATAACTGCTGCGGATGTTGACGCTGAGACTTTTACTATAGCGGGCAAGTATACGTCAATATTTGTTGCTGGTGTGACCTTTGAGGTTCGTGGGTCAACGGGCAATGATAGTAACTGGGTTGTGACAAGCTCATCTTATGTCGGTACGAATACGGTGATAATTGTGACGGGCAACATTGGAAATGCTACGGGTGACGGGCGTATATTAGTCAAGGATTTTCAGCTTTTTACAACTTACTATGACGGCGAGACTGAAGAGTGGGATGAGAACAGGAAAGATATTCAAGCCGCTTCGATTACTGGCGACAAAGGAACTACTGCGATAGTTGAAGGTGCTGGTAATGATTATACGCTTGATGATACAACGGGTGTCGTAAGGTTCAACGACGACAAAGCTCCCGAATCAATTGATATAGCGTCTGCTACTGCGGCGACTGATACGTTTACGGTGGCTGAGGATATTACAGCCTTTTTTGCTGTTGATGATAAGTTTGTGGTTACTGGCTCAACTGCCAATGACGGAACTTACACGATTGCGTCTATAAGTTTTGGTGGTGGTGTGACAACCATTGTTACTGATGAGGATTTTGCAGGTGACGAAGATGATGGGGTTATAAATCAGTGGATGGATTTTGATTACGAGTATTATTTCAGGATAAGGTTTGACAGTGACGGGTATGTTGATAATCAGAAATGGCCTAATCACTGGAAAAGTGGAGATTTGAAATTAGTTGAGGTTAAGAGTTAATTATGAGAAGCCTGAATGCGGAATTGGAAGCGGCGATAAGCGGTAAAGAGCTGAGTTTGACTGAGCTTTATGACTTTACACTTAATGACGGCACGCTCTTGTATCTGACTTCACTGAATGAGGATATTATTTGGGGTGGGCAGACGTACACATCCGTTCCGATAACAAGGTCGCCGATTCAGCAGCAAATGAATCTTGAGATGGATACTGTGACAGTACAGCTTGAGCGTATAAGCACGGGGCTTGCTAATGCTGTTGAGAATGGGCTACTTGACGGGGTGAATATTACTATTAAGAGGGCGGTTTATTCTGGTGACGCTGGTGCTGGGGCTACTCAGACAGTATTTGTAGGGACGGGTACGCCAGAGTATGACAGAAGCAGGCTAACCTTGCGGTGTGTCTGCATATTGGATTCTCTGAATATAGTCGTGCCACAGCATATATACGAGGAGGCGTGTAATAATAGGTTGTTTGATGATTCGTGCGGTTTGACAATGGCAGACCATAAATATTCCAGTGCTGCAACAAGTGATGCTGATGATTGCTTTACTGTTGTTGATAGCAAACTGCCTGTCTATAAGGTGGCGTTTGATGGTGGCGATGATACCGCTCCTGTTGAAATAGCAGACGAGATAACTGGCGGTGACAATGCTTATACGGCTACGGTTGTTGGGATAAGTTATGTGACCGCAGCGGCGGGGTATATTTATTATCTGGGGTTGTCGAATCCCGCAAACTTTGATGATGATGAGGTATTGACTGGCGGTGGCAATACTGTAACGGTAAACGGTACGCCTGCTGAAGATACGACATTCTATGCCCTTGCCGAGATAAGGATTCTGGATGGTGACAATGAGGGGCTGCGTAGGATGGTTCGTGCAGCAAGCGGTACAAGCCTTTATGTGGCGATACCGTTTTCATCAGAAATAGTTACTGATGTGACTTATGATATATATTCGGCTTGTGACAAAAAGCCTGAAACGTGCAGGGATAAGTTTAATAATGCTGACCAATTTAGAGGTTTTGTGTATATACCAAGAGCGGAAGAGAGCTTGTATGGCGAATCAAGATAAAATAGCAGAGGAAGCGAAACGCTGGGTGACTGATAAGGTTAAGTGGACTCACAACTCAAGCAGCAAAAGAGGCTGTGATTGTGTAGGTTTTATCATAGGGGTTATAGATTCAGTTTACAGCCAAAAAACTAAATGCCCGACATATAATAACGGATGGCTTTTGTCTAAAAGTAAAGATGAGGAAAAAATTCCCCTGCCTTTGTCTCGTTTTTTAGAGACATATTTTACGCAAATAGACGTTGATAAACGGAAAGCAGGTGATTTACTGCTTTTCAAGCAGAGACGGCATAATAATCACGTTGGGTTTTTCTTGGGCGGTGAGTTATTTGCTCATTCAACGGAGAGGGGTAAGGGGTGTGTGTATGGTATTATAAAAAACTCCCAATGGGAGAAAGCACTGAAAGGAGCGTTTAGATTCGATGAAACGAAGATATAAACGGTTAAGAGGTGCGGTGGCTATTCCGATGGTGATGGGGATGGGCGGTGCGTGGGCAGGTGGTGCGTTGGGTGCTGCTTTTGGTATGGGTACGCTCGGTGCGGCGGTTGGTTTTTCTGTTGGAAGCCTTATTGGCTCTTATATGTTTCCTATGAACACAAGCGTCAAGTCGCCGTCAGTGGGCAATTATCCCATACAGACAGGGACAAAAGGCGGCTGTGTTACAGTGGTCTATGGAACCCGCAGGGTCGCTGGTAATATTATCTGGTTTGGTGAGATAAGACAGAGGTCAAAAAGGATAGCTTAAATGGGTTTCTTTTCCAAGAAAAAACCAAAAGTCTACGTGACAGTATATCATCGTGGCTTCTTTATAGGGGTGTGCGAAGGTGCGGCTGATATATTGAAGGTATGGGAGGATAAGCGGTTAATATATGACGTTGACGACCCTGACCTTGATGATTTTGGGTGTATGACATTTTTCAGGGGTGACAATGTAACGAATCCGCAGAGCCTTATAATTTCTGAAAATGCGGCTGATGTGTTTACGAAATACCCTAATCTTTGCGGTGTGTATTTTGATGATAAAGATTTAGACCAAGCAGGGGCTATATCCAACTATACTTTTGAGGTTCAAAAGGACAACGTTGATATTACTACTCCTTGGCGTGACCTGATAGACCGTACAGGATGGATAGCTATAGATGATGTTGCTGGTTTGCAGGCGATTGAAGATGGCCTTGATTTGAAATATTATCTGACTCAAGATATTGATGCGTCGGTAACTTCTGGATGGGGTGGTGGTGTAGGGTTTGTGCCTATCACTGAATTTACAGGGACGTTTGATGGCAATTGTTATAGTATTGACAGCCTGTTTATTGATAAAGGTACTACAAGTCATGCTGGAATGTTTCGCACTATTGAAGGGGCAGCGGTTGTTGAAAATGTATCCTTCACAAATGCAGATATTACAGGCGGGAGTTATATTGGTTGTTTGGCAGCACAGGTATTAGCGGATGGGGCTGTTCGCCCGACAGTCAGTAATTGTCACTTTGTATCGGGCTCGGTGACTATCGAATCATCAGGTATAGCATTTTCCAGCGGGAGTGTAGGCGGTCTTATCGGTTGGGTTTGGGGCGGCATAGTTATATATTGTAGTTCTCGCGGTACAGTTCAATCAACTATAGCTCTTCAGCCTGCTATGGCGTGTTTTGGTGGTTTGATAGGGGCTGCAACGGCGAGTGCTGATGCGAAGTTGTCTATTACTGAAAGTTACG